ACTAATGTCACTATGCAAGCTACTTCTGAGCATCAAAGTTTTCCTTTGCGTGTTTCCGAACATGCTAATGAAGCAGCGCGTGCTCAGCACGGTCTAACTGTTGCGGGTCGTCGTTTGGCTGCTGAAGGTAAAGATTCTGGGTTGCGTGGTGCTGCTTTGCATGAACTTAAGCGTCATGGTGATCAAAGAGTTAAAAGTGCTAAGTTGGCTCGTCAAGGTAAGTTTATTTCACGTACTGGTACTGGAGTTATGGCTGCAGGTATTTTGGGTGCTGCAGGGTCTATTTACGCACATGAACGCTCGCGTGGTACTATCAGTGCACGCCGTCAAACTGTTGCCGGTCTTAGGTCTAAACACGAAAGTGCTCGCCGCCAGGAGATTAACCAATCTGCTACGGATATGGAGCGCTATCGCCGAATGAACGGAATGTAAATGGCTGATGATGCTCGTCTGGCTTATCGTCAGACAGATGGTTTGAATGCTACTCCGGCTGATTTGCAGGCTTTGGAAGAGTTAAAGAGTGTTTCGCCTTTTATGGAACTTGGTTCTACTGGTCTTAAGCGTGCTGGTGGTTACATTGATGAGCAGTTCCTTCCGCAGTTGCGTGGTCGTAAGGCTGTGCAGGTCTTTAAGGAAATGTCTGAGAATGACCCTCTTGTTGGGTCAATGATTTTTGTTGTTGATCGTTTGCTTCGTAACATTGAGTGGCGTGTTGAGCCTGCTGGTAAGTCTAAGGATGATGCTGATGCGGCTAAGCTTGTGGAAACGTGTATGGATGATATGTCGCATACATGGAAAGATTTTATTTCTGAGGCTTTGACGTGTGTTGTTTACGGTTGGTCTTGGCACGAGATTGTGTACAAGCGCCGGGTTGGTCCTTGGGAAAAGGATTCTTCTAGACGGTCTAAGTATACGGATGGCATGATTGGTTGGCGTAAGATGCCTATTCGTGCGCAGGAAACTTTGTTGCGTTGGGCTTTTGACGATACTGGTGACGTGTCTGCGATGATTCAGTTGGCTCCTCCTCGTTATGAAACTAAAGTTTTGCCTATTGAGCGTTCGTTACTGTTTCGTTACCGTCATTTAAAAGGCAACCCTGAGGGTATGTCGATGCTTCGTAACTCTTACCGTCCTTGGTACATGAAGAAGCGTCTTGAAGAGTATGAAGCTGTTGGTGTTGAGCGTGACTTGGCGGGCTTACCTATTGTTAAGGTTCCAGCAGAGTTTTTGCGTGCTAAGCCCGGTTCTCAGCAAGCCCAAACTGTTGAAGCTTTTAAGCGTATGGTCAAGTCTGTTCGTCGTGATGAGCAAGAGGGCATCGTGTTCCCTATGGCTTACGATCAAGATTCGAAGCAGCCTTTGTACTCGTTTGAACTTATGGGTGGCGGTGGTTCACGTTCGTTTAATACGGATGCCATTATTCAGCGTTATGAGCAGCGCATTCTTATGACTATTTTGGCTGATTTTATTATGGTGGGCCATCAGGGCGCTGGTTCTTACAGTTTGCATACCGACAAAACAGGTATCTTTCGTACGTCTTTGAACTCTATTGCGGGTTCTATTGCGGATACGTTGAATCGTTATGCAATTCCTCGTTTGTTTGCGGCTAATGGTTGGAAACTTGCTGAACTACCTAAGATTGTTCCTGGTGACGTTGATAGCCCAGATATTAACCAGTTGGCTTCGTTTATGTCTTCTATGGCTTCTACTGGTGTTACTTGGTTCCCTGACCCAACTATGGAAAACTTTGTTCGTGATGCTGCTCGTTTGCCTAAGTTAAACAAGGAAGAAGAGGAGCGCCGTCGCCAAATGCAGATGCGTTCTGAGGCTACTCAGTTTGCTCAAGCTAATACAGCTTATTTGCAGGCTAAACAACAGTTTGTTCAGGCTGAAATGATGGATCAACAACCACCTGAGGTGCAGGCACAGATGCAGGCCCAGCAAGCGCAAGGGCAACAACCACCGCAACAAGGAAAATAGTATGGATGCTCATGTTATGTACGAGGCAGATTTAACTATTGCTGCGGCCTGTTCGCACATTGCTCAGGACAATAATTCTGATGCTACTAAGATTGTGAACATTTATTTAGAAGAGCGTAAGGCTGAAGGTTTAGATTTTAAAGATGCGCTTGAAGGTCTTGCTCGCGCAGGTATCAAGGTTTCTTTAATGGCCGCTAAACATGATCCTGATGTGTTTGCTTCGATTATTTCAGAGTTAGTTGTGGGGACAGTTTATGAGTAAACAAAGTGAGTATCGACGCAATGCTGTTGGGCAGGTTGTGGTAGGTGGTGCTTTAACTGGTGGCGGTGCTTACGCTAACCGGGTTACTGAACAACGTCTTGCGCGTTCTGGTAATAAAGGTTTGTTTGATGCTGCTAAAGAACTAAAACTTAATAGGGCTCATGCGGTTTATGCAGGTAGCAAGTTGGGGGCCCGTTCTTTGCAGGTGACTGGTTTACCTTTATTGGCCTTAGGCTTACACGGCATGGTTAAACCTAAAAAGACTCGCCCTGTTAGTATCAGCCAAGATGTAGTTAAGCCTGTTTTGCACAACGCTTTGCTAACGGATCAGGCAAAGAAAGGGCAGAAAGTTTTGCAGAATAACGTTTCTAAGGAATCTGCTGCTGATTATCGTGAGCGAATAATTAATTCTAAACGTAGGTCTAAGAATCTTTCTCGTGTTTCTGGGACTTTGGGATTGGCAGCTTTGGCTACACGTTCTCCTGAAATTGCTAATGCTGTGGCCCGTAAAGTGCCTAAGGTTGCTGCTCACCCAAAGGTAAGTCATCTTATGTCTTTGGAACCTAAAGCTACTAAGGCTTCTAACACTCTTGGTGTTGGGGCTATTGGTGTGGGTTCGTTAGGTTCTTTTAATAATGCTCGTATGCAAAATCTAGAAGTTAAACGTGAACGTGTTAGTAAGTATGACGATAAGTTTTTGACTCAGTATCGTAACCGTATTAGCCCTAAAGCGGAGGAGGGTTACAAGCATCTTCGTAGAGGTGCACGTTCGCGTACTATTGATGCGGCTGGCAACGCTGTTATTGGTGCAGGCCTTCTTGCTTATGGTGGTAAGGATTTGGTTCAGCGTAAGCCTGGAATTGCAAGTTTGGGTGCGGTTGGTGGCCTTATGGCTTTAAAAACTGCTCACGATAATGCTAATGAGGCGCGTGTGTGGAACGCTAAGGCTAAGAAAATCAAAGAGCGTGCTTACCAAAGGGAACGTGATGGTGAATGGGGCAGGGATAGGCAAGTTACTGTCGCTAAATCTATGTGGAATGTTGATAAGGCACTAAATTTGAGTGTCCCTAAGGGTATGATTAGAAGGCCAGGGATACGGGCTGGTCATTTAATGCGTACACGGTCAGGTAAAACTGTCGCTGTTCGTGGTTCAGTAGGTTAGGGGTTACGCATGTCTATTATGAGTGTTATTGCTAAAGCGTTAGAGGTTGATCCTGCTGGCGGTTCTGCTTTGATGAGTGAAGTTGTTTACTCTTATCTTTCTGACCAGTCTGAAGTATTACGTCCTGAAATTGATGCTCTTATTGGGCAGTACGTTTCTCATCGTGTGAATGTTGCTAAGCGCCAAATTGCTAAGTCTTATGTTGAGTCTATTGTTGAGGGGCATTACCCTGAAGATTCTGTGCAAAAGCATGCTGAGTGGATTGCTGGTATTGAAAGTTATGTCATTCGTAAGGATGAAGAGGACACTTTCGACCGTTCTTACGGTAGCGGTACACGTAAAATTACGGTTCATCGTGGTGCTGGTGGTCGTTTTAGTCGCGGTATTTCAAACGTAGAGCGCATTGACCCACGCGATATTAGAAACAAAAAGGCTATTGCACCTATTGCCGTTAATGCTATGAAAGACGGCAAATGGAATTTTAAAGTTGAAACGGAAGATGATAAAGCGCGTGTTGATCGCATAAAAGCACATCAGGCACAGTTTGACCAAGCCAATACACACGTCAGTGACATTCTGAACGCTTTTCAACCTGGTGATTACAAAAATCTTGAAATTGCGGTGCATGTACAAGATCCTCGCACAGGCAATATTAAATCAATTCCTGTTCGTGCTAGCGACATTGCTGAAAATGGCGGATTTTTACCGCACGCTAAATTTGATAGTGGCCAATGGCGTTCTAATGAAAATTTGTTATCTATTGATGTCAATCCTCGACGAGGCCTAACTAACTCGGAAACTATTGGGCGTGTTGACGCTTACAACACTTTGGGATTGGCAAATAACTCTGCTCTTCAGCAGTATTACATGACTAACCCTGAAACTCGTACTGCTTTTCAAAACAGCCTAGCAAAGCCAAAAGATGGCTCGCGTTCTGTGCTTTCTCGTTTCTTTGACACGGTTAGAACCGGTGGAAATGTTTTATATGAAATAGATCCGACTAATCAATTTGGTCATTTTGCTCGTTTCATGGGTGAAGTTGGCCCTGAAGCTGAAAAGGTTTTAGGTCCTTATGTTCAGGAAGCCGCATATCGTTACCGTGGTACGGAAAAAGAACCAGATTTAGATTTAGTTAGACAGTTTAATAGTAATAGCATGCGCGCTGTTGAGATTGCTGCCGAATCACGTGACCCGCAAAGTAAAATTGCTCAAACAATTCGTGACGCAGCATTAGAAGGCAAGAATCGTTCTTCTAGCAACGATTTAGTGATGCAGGCTGCTGGTCATGAAATTGATTATCTTTCTCGCAGTCGTGGGGGCGCTTTTACACCAGATGAGTTGCGTTTAAATGTTCGTGCGGATGTTGCTGCACGTCACTTGTTGAACACTTTACCTACGGATCCTTTTATTGCTGAAGTTAGCCGTAAGGCTGGAAACATCCTTCCTTCTCAGGGTGTAATTATTGATGCGGATGGTGACGTTGTTTCTCAGTCTGTGGGTTATGCTGATGACCATTATTTACCTTTTGATTTTAAGAACTTAAAGTCTTTACAAGGTGGTCAGTATGTGCGTACTCGCCAGCAGGGTGGTTTGACTTCTGAGGACATTTACACGGCTGCTCGTACTGGTACGCGTATGGCTACAGTGGTGTCTAGTTCTGGTGTCTTTTCTCTTGAGTTTGACCCTAATTTCCGTGGCGGCAGGGCTAATACTGATCGTGCTCGTCAAATGTATGACCGTTATGTAAAGATTCTTGATGCTGTTGATGCTTCGGGTCTTTATGTGAGTGACTTGTCTCCTGCGGAAAAAGAAATCATTGCTTCTCGTGCGCGTATGGTTGTTGCACAGCGTCCTAATGGTGAGTCTTTTAAGGACGTAAATCAGCGCATGCTCGATAATGCTCGTGAA